GAACTTGCAAATTCATTTATTAAAAATAAATCAGCAAAACCTTTTGGATTCATAGCTAAGTATCTTCCACCATCTTCTGGAATGTTAGATGCACCCATAGTTTCAAACAAAGTAAGTAAATCAGCTTTTTCAATAGCTCCATTTGTGTCATGAATCTGTGTGCTATTAGCACCAGAATCCATAGCAGTATAGAGTATTTCATCTGTTTTACGACCTAATGCAGCCGCCGCACTTTTTGCAACAGCTTGTCTTTCATCAATGTTAGTCTTTAGCTCGTCTAACTTATCAATATACTCAGCTGCATAATAGTCAGCCATAGTACATTCAACATTAGTGTGAGCTAATTCCATTGGAGTAACTAAACCATTTCTTGATTTAGTTGATGCAGAGCCAGTACCAATCTTCTGAAAACGTACAACATTACCAGTAACATTGGAAACAGTACGAACTGTGTTACGTAATTTACTACCCATTCTTTGATAGGCAATATGAACCTCAGATTCAAACTGTTTTATAAAGGCTGTAGATATAGTATTTGCCATAAGCATTTCCTCTATAAAGTTTCAATAATGTCTATGCGATTATCTGATTAGATCACCTCATAGCAATTATCCATAAAGGGTTGCTCAGTGCATTACAGGTCGTGACTCTTTATTATTAACATCATTATAAAAACTATTGCAACGAAAAAATTTAATAAAATCTACATCATTAATATTTATTTTCTCACTAAACTGGAAGCCACAGAACCTTAAAAAACGTATTGTCCTTTTATTATTAGCTGGAACGACGTTATAAATAGTACTGTAACTAGATTGCAACAACTCAATAAAATCTCTAGCGTGTCTGCAAATTTCTCTATAATTGTTTTGAAATTCATTTGTGCAAAGCATCCATATCCTAGCTTCATTGTTTCTAGCTGGTATTGTACCAAACATAGCTAATGGTGTTTCATCATCAAGAATAGTAAATGTAAGAGAATGATTTTGTGTAAATGGAAAAGCTAAAGCATAGCGACCATCTATGTTCATAGCTTTTAATTCTTCTTCATCTTCATCACGAAGATTAACACACAAATAATCTACATGATCTAAATTAGAATGAACACAAGATAACAATTATCCTACTCCATTTAATTTATTATAACCTTCTGTTACCTCACGAATATAATTTAAATCTTTCTTAGCTGGATTCCAATATCGTTCATCATTCATCATAGACTCTAAAGTCTGTAAATCTAAACGATTAGCTGGTTCAGTATCTATATTACCACCTTGCTTTATACTTTCCATAATATGTTCTATTGCTTGTATACCTTCAGATGTTTCTGTAAGTCTTTCTATAGCTGGCATAAGGTTTTCTGGAAAAAACTTTTGTGCAAATAATGCAGTAGCTTGTATTCTTTCTTCTGCATTATCACCAAGTTTCTTTACTTCATCTTCCCTATTAGACTCAATAGAGCCAACTATTGATTCTCTTTCTTGTTCAAACATATTAATACCAGCTTCAAATTCTTCTTGGCTCATACCATTTTCCCAAGAAAACTTAGACCACCAATCTAGCATTTTATTATCTGGAGCTAACGATTCATCAATACTTTTAGGTAATACATAATCACCAGCACTCGCTGGTCTATCAGCATAAGCTTGTTCATTTAATTCTTTTTCCCAAGCTTCTCTTAAATCACTTTCTTTCTGACCTTGTTTCTTCTCAAGATTACTATACGATTCTAACAAAGCTTCTGGTGTTTTAAACTTTTCTGGCAACCACTCTGGTCTTGCTGGTGCTTGATCTTCAGCAGTTACAAAATCCTTTTCCTCTGATTTTATGTCACTTCTGTCACTTATGTCAGGGGTCTGTTGTTCCATTGCTTCTGATACTGTTTGTGTTTCTTCAGACATTACTGCTCTCCTTTTCAGCATGATTAATTCTACGTTCTATAATAGCATACAAATATCTTTGACCCTCATGATGACGTAAAGCACTATCACTTATATTCGGACCATTAACATATTCTATTGTAAGTTTTCTTAAATACTTTAATACCGATTGACCATTCGGTGTTTTAAATAAGGATTGTATATCCATACTTATTCTTATATCTTCTTGCTTACTTCTTTCTATTCCATCTACACCAATATATTTATTGTTGGACAACTTCCTCTCCCTGTTGTTGTTGAGCTTGTTGCAACTGTTGAGCCTGTTGCATTAACTGTACAAGCTCTTGTCTTTCACTTGCATCTCTAATTAAACTATCTGGTACATTGAATTTCTTAGCTAAATGACTAGCAACTTCCTCACCACTAACTAATAAATTCATAATCTCTGGACCAAAACTTTGTTGAACTAACTGCATCCATTGTGCAGTATTGTTTATATCTTGCTTTGCTTGTCCTTGACTTAATGGAGATACAGAACGTACCTTTACTTGTCTACCGTTTACTGTAGGTATTTCTATTCTACCTTGTTTCTTAAGAATAAAGATAACCCTTTGAAGAACTGGTTGTACTAATTCTGATTGCAATCTACCAAATGCAGAACCAATCTGTCTGGATAAATCAGCCATACGTTCTGCAATCTCAGTAGCAGTAGCTGGTGTTCTATTAGGATCACCAAGCATCTCATTATACAAAGCTCTCTTTATATTTAAACGCATATCGTTTAAAATAAACTGACTAACATCAAAGTTACCAGCAGCCCTAATCGGTTGCAATCCAGCAGAGTTTGGTGCTTTAGGTATAACTGTACCAGGTACTAAACTAATTGTATCTGGATTGATAATACCATCATCATCCAATTGATAAATACCAGAGATAGCCATTTGTGCATTTTCCAATACTAACTGTACAGTAAGGTTAGTTGTTTTAATTGCACTTAATGCATTCATAAGTGGACCACGACCATATACTTCACCAGCACATTTAGACCAACGAAAACAAATAAATGGATTTGATCCTACTCCTTTAAAGCTATCAAAAGATATTATATCTTTATCACCCATCTCAATGACATAAGATAAAAAAGCATCTTCATTTATCTTAGAATAATCTTTACAAATAACCTCAAGAACATTTGTTTTTACTTCTGGACTATTTTGCATAAGTTGTGCAATCTTAGGACTAAACGAACCATTAGGATATAGTATTGGTAAATCAGAATATCTTACTTTTCTTTCTCTAAAAATATGATCTATCTTATCATCTGGTCCAGTATCTAAAACAACATGAGGTAATGGAATAGCAGAAAAATTAACAGGGTGTACTGCATCACCTTCAGCAACATGAAGTACACCAGTGCCTACTGCTAAGTCCATAAAAGATTCATGAACCTCTTGACCAAAGTTAGAGTTTTGTAATACCTCAAACACATAGTCAGTAACTTCATCAAGATCATTATTAACTTCTTCTCTTTGTTCTTTGGGTACTTCAGAACCAGCAACAAAGTCAGCCCACCTAGCAAAGTTAGGAACTAAACCAGCTTGTAACCTAGATGCAAATTCCTGTACACCAACAACTGCTGTTTCATCAAATATCTTTTCATCTCTTCTCTGACCAACAGATTCAGTATAAAAAGATTCTCTTTGAGGCATAGAGTATTCATAACACTCTTCAAACAATGGTACAAAATTTTCTCTATGCGTCTTAGCTTTTTCATATTTATGTAAAAAGTCTTTAGCTTCTTTGTGCATAATCTTATCCTAATCTTGAATAAAAACCTTTACCACCCCTAGAACCAGTAATTAAAGACTGCGCTCCTTTAATTCTTTTTCTCGGCATACCAGCTTTTGACAAAGCAGATGAAACAGTATCTGGTTCTTTTGGACCAGATGCTAATGGTTGATTATAAACAACAGTTCTCTGTACTTGCGCTGCTTTGTTTTCTTTAATCTGAGCTTGTTGTTTTTCTTTTTCAAGTTCCTGTTGCCTTTCAGCTTCTGGGTCTTTAACAGGCGCACTACTACCACCACCAAAACACATTGTACAATCTCCTTACATTCTTGACCAAAAATTAAATCTTTGTTTCATAGGTTTTCTTTTAAATACATCATAGTCTCTCTTAGCATTAAACGAAGAAAGGGGTTGTTGTCCAGAAATTAATTGTCTGCCTTCACCAGCACCTAACATTAAATACTGCAAAGCATCATGAATATGGGAGTACATATTCTTTTCTGGTTTGTCATCATAGCGTTCTCCTGACACTTGCATCCTCCTATAACAATACCCACCTTGAAAGCCTTTTATCAGAGAAGGACACCTTCTGTCTATTAAAAAAGCTGGTTGACCATCTGACATTTTTGTTAACTGTGACGAAACTGACTCTAATCTAAGATCAACACTATTGGATGGAGCTGGTATTGCCCTAAGACCAGCACCTCTTAAAATCTGAAATGGAGTTGATTCATCTGTTTGCGCTCTAAAGTCGCCAGCTGGATCACCAATAATATTAACATCAAGACCAGAAAACCGTGTTGCTATCTCTTGTCTTAACAGTTCTGCAAATCTAACAATACCCATATCAATCGCTACAATCTCTGATTGTATTAACCAACGACCTCTAACCTTCTGACCAAAAACTGCGGCTGGAGTAAGTCCAAAGTCAACACCAATGTACAAAGGTACACCAATAGCAATCGGTATTTCTTCTTGAGCAATATGAGTTTCGCTAACAAATTGAGGATAAACTGGTTTACCTTCCTGTATAGAACCTAAACGATTCATAACATAAACATCTATCCAGCTTTTAGTCTTACCACGAATAAGATTGGGATAATAAGTATCAAGTATATTACTATTATTCTCAGCTTTCTTATTTGGTACATAAGTATTAACATCACCTTTCTCATCAAGCTTTTCTTCCATAGCTGGTGGTTGAACAAAGAAAGCCCAATTATCTGGCTTGATTAACATCTTAGCTTGCTCTTTAGGAATGTAATCTGGTATCGGAACTTCTCCAGCCATGATTGCCCACCAATGATCTTCTTCTGGAGCATTGGTATCTGCAATGACACCAGACCAACTTGGTCCACCCTCACGCATAGAAGGATAACGACCAACACGCATAGTACACGCATCAATAATACTCTTGGGTACTTCCCTTGCCTCGTTAATCCAAATACCAGTAAGTTCCAAAGAAAGAAGTTTCTTAACATCTTCTGGTCTATCCAAAGCTAAGAAAAGAACCTCAATGTCTAATTCGTCTTGTTGTATATGATGAGTATAAGGTACTGACCAATGAAACTTACCCCATACATCTTCTGGAAACCAATCAAGCCAAGTCTTTATAGTAGTCGTTCTTAACTGTGGGTTAGTGTTTCTAATAATAGCCCAACGACTCTTACGCTTACCTTCCTTGTTCTTGTGTTGCTCCAAGCTTCTTCTAAATACCTCAACACAACAAGCAACTGACTTACCAGAACCAACCGGACCTCTTATGCCTCTAAAAAAATTAGAGTCCTTCATAAATGTTTTTATAGTTTGACCGTCTGGTTTGTAAGTAAAGGTATGCACTATCTTTGATCTATTTTATAATTCTTACCAGTTTCTAATAGACTTTCTAAAGTTTCTGATTGAATACTTGCTATCAGTTTATCAGCTTCATAATCAGTTATAAAATCTTTTGGATAGTATTTCATGTGTACAGTTTTTACTACGTGCCTTAATATTCTACGATCCTCTTGATTTAGCTTATGATAAAAGCTCATTTCTTTTTAGTACGTTTACTACGTTCACTACGTTTAGGTTTTGGTGGAGTTGGCTTAGCCTTTCTTGAAGGCAACCAAAAAAATAATATTTTAAATAACATACTCATGTTCGATACTTCCTCACTTTCTTAGCAATACTCTTAGGTTGTTTAACAAATTGTTTTCCTTTTCTATTACCTTCTGCTTTAGCACGATTCGTTGCCGCCTTCTCACCAGCACTCAAAGACTTCCAAGCCTTATCTGGTAAATATCTTTTCTTACCTTTTGATGGAGAACCATCAGAAGTTCTCCACTTCTGCTTACCCCAATTAAGTAAAGATCGTTGAGGAGCTTTCAAGTGTAACCTCCACCTTTGGCTTTATACATCCTAGCCAGCATCTGTGCCTTTCTTGCTGACCATTGACCAGGTTTGCCACCTTTACCACCAGCTTTGATTCTGTTGAATAAACTCTTTCTCATTGAAGGTTTGGTATAATTACCAGCTGCGTTTACTGCCATAATTAAATCCTACTCAAATAACTTTCTTGTTAATATCCATTTAACTTGTTTGTCTACTTCTTTTTCACACAAATCAGCAATCTCTTGATCTGACA